GAGTTCACATCGATGAATCGTGGGATAACGGTCTTACGCATGTCGGAGAGCTTAACTTTGCCTCAGCGGCGTATGTTGCAGGATATGTTACGAAGAAGCTTACAACGGCAAGCGCCCCTGGGCTTAACGGACGTAATCCGGAATTTGCTAGAATGTCCCTCAGACCTGGGATAGGTGCTTGGGCAATGAGGTCCGTTGCAGAGGCGTTGCAGTCAAAGGCGGGCTGGGATCAAATAACTGAGGACGGGGATGTCCCGGCCGCTCTCAGGCACGGAAAAAGAATATTGCCTTTGGGGCCGTATTTACGTCGCCGGTTGCGGATGGAAATGGGGTTTGAAAACGTTAATGGTCAAAAAGATGCTCAGCTTAAGGCGTCGCGGCGCGTGCTTGATCTGTGGACAGATTACATCGCTGATCCGGAGCATCAGGCGCTCACAATCAAAGAAATGGTTATGGAGGAGAGCAAGGTAAAAATTAAGCAGATGGAAGTTCGTACAAAGATTTTCAGTCAACAGAGGTCACTATGAAACGTGCCAAGTTTTCACTATCAAATTACAAGTTGCTTTCGGCGTACCAGGGTAACTTGATTCCTATTAATCTTATGGAGGTTTTGCCCGGTGATACAATTCAGCAAGCAACTAGCTGTCTGGTTCGTGTCCAGCCTTTACTTGCTCCTCTTATGCATCCTGTTCATATACGCATTCACCATTGGTTCGTTCCTCATCGTCTCGTTTGGGATGACTGGGAAGATTTTATCACTGGTGGACCTGACGGAAATGATGCGTCAGCTTTTCCAACTATCGACATGGGGGTTGGCGGTGCTGCCATTGGGTCTTTGGCTGATTATTTTGGCGTCCCCACTGGCGTTGCAGGCTTGGATGTCAGCGCATTACCGTTTAGGGCATATGCTCTCATCTGGAATGAGTTCTATCGTGACCAGGATCTCGAAACTGAGCTTGTTATCGACACAACAGACGGGGTCGACACAACTACAAATACCGCCCTCCAAAATTGCGCCTGGGAGAAGGACTATTTCACGTCTGCCCGCCCATGGCCGCAGAAAGGACCGGACGTAACTATCCCGCTCGGGACTTCAGCGCCGATTGTCGGTTTGGGTGTGGGGACGCAGACTCCGGCAGTTGGGCCAAAAAGTGTTTATGAAACGCCGAATAACTTCACTACGTCTTATCCCTATTACAAAACGCTCAATGCGAGTGGGGTAAATAACGAAGCGTTTATTAGGATGTCTGCTGCCGCTGGCGGTCATCCTGAGATTTACGCGGATTTGTCGAATGCTACTGCTGCGTCTGTTAATTTGTTGCGCGAAGCGTTCGCGCTTCAACGTTTTGAGGAGGCTCGTGCTCGCTTTGGTTCTCGTTACATTGACTATTTGGCCTATCTCGGTGTCCGTTGTTCGGATGCCCGTCTGCAGCGACCTGAGTATCTTGGTGGTGGTAAACAAACGCTCCAATTTAGCGAAGTGCTACAGACCGGTGTTACGACTGCGGGGAGTTCTGATGGTGTCGGCAATCTGAAGGGGCACGGAATCGGTGCTATGAGGTCGAATCGGTACCGGCGTTTCTTTGAGGAGCATGGTTATGTCATTACTCTGATGAGCACTAAGCCGCGTACTATGTACTCTCAAGGATTGGCGCGAACGTGGAATCGTCGTGTTAAAGAGGATTTTTGGCAACGTGAGCTTCAGCATATCGGTCAGCAGGAGATTCTCAACAAAGAGCTGTACGCGGCACACTCGAACCCTGACGGTGTGTTCGGTTACCAAGACCGCTATGATGAGTACCGGCGAGCAGAAAGTACTATTGCGGGCGAGTTTCGTAGTACGCTCAATTACTGGCACATGGCGCGGACGTTTTCATCCGAACCCGCCCTTAACGCGACATTTGTTAAGTCGAATCCGACTAACAGGATTTACGCAGCAACGAATGCTGCGCAGCTCTATGTCATGGCGGGACATTCGATTCAGGCCAGAAGGCTTGTTGCGCCTGCTGGAAGCTCCTTTATCTATTGATCTATTGAGGTACAGTGATGAAATTTCCATTTTTGGATAAAAAAGGTTCTGAGACCCTTGATCCTAAGCCTATGGCGATCCCTATTCGTTTTCAGCAAATCACTGAGGCGGATAAACTTCGTAAAATGGTTCACGGTATTCTGTCGGAGCACGCTCAATCCATGGGCGGCGAAACCTTTGAGGAATCATTAGACTTCGACATCGATGATGATCCCTTTCCGCATTCTAGTTTCGAAGTGGATTTCGTGAATGAGGCAAGAATCGATGCATTTGAGCGGGCGATACGCTCAGGCCAGTTCGAAGAAGAAAGTCCAGCGCTGCCAAACGCGGCGCTATCTGGAGGCGCTGGAGATAGCAATAACGCGGCCGGCAATAACGCTCAGCCTGTTCCCGCCCGGGACGGTGATGGGTCCGCCGGCGGGTCGTAAGAAGTAGGCTCACAGTATGTTTCCTTGTTACATACTGTGTTAGGTGACACCAAGAAGGGCAGTGCATGGCTAAATCAAAGAACAATTCTCGGCGCGTTACCTCTGTTAACGCTACACGCCTGCGTCGCATTCTTCGCGACGAGTCTGGGCGTGTGCCGCAGGATAATTTTGATCTGTCAAAAGTGGCACTGCCCGATTGGTTCTATGAGCCTAAGCACTTCCAAAAACGGGTAGAGCTTAGGCGTCTAAAAGTGCGCGAGGATCGGCGGAAAAAACTGATCCGTAATTCGATCCTCGTCGGCTTAGGTTTTCTCGCGCTGTCTGAGGATGGTCGAGAGTGGCATCCGGGTCGTCAGGCTGATCGACGTCCCAGAATGTTGGATGGCCGTCCCGTCGCTCGCTTTCTCGAAAAGACTCTTAAAGCCCGCGCAAAGGGAAATACAAGGCGCAGGTCTAGCAGTGCGGCTTGGAGTAGCGGGTTCATGTCATTTAGTGATCCGCAAGTGACGGCTATTTGTGTTAGGCGCAAAATGCGCAGACAAGTGATATTCGCTACACGGAAGAATGGGCGCGGGAATCGTCCACCGCGTCGTAATCAATGGTCAACAGTGAGGTGCTAATATGGGACTCTTCGATTTTGTGGGAGACCTACTTGATTTCGATTCCGCCCGTTCAACCAATTCGTCCAACAGGCGTGCTCAGGCAGAGGCTAATCGGCTCAATATTGAGTTACAGCAACAGGCTAATGCGGCTAACTGGGATATGCACACGCAAGATTTGCGTGCTCAGTGGGATGCTGCTAACTACGGCGTTAGTTGGCGCGTTGCTGATGCTATACGTGCCGGGCTTCATCCTCTCGCGGCTCTTGGCGTACAGCCTGCTTCAGTATCCCCGTCGGGGGCTTTCATGCAGGCGGCCACCGTCCAGCCTTATGTTAAACAGCCCTATAGCCTTCGTGGAATGGGACAAGACATTTCGCGTGCGTTACTCAGTCCGCTGACGAAAGAAGAACGCCATGAATCTAAGATGATGGCGGCTTTCAATCAGGAGCGGGAGATTATGCTTGGTTCGGAGCAATTGCAGCAGGAGGCCGCGCGGACGCGCGGATTGAATCTTGATAATGAGATTAAGGCTTCACAGCTTAAACGGTTGTCTGGTGATCAGCTCGGACCGCCTGGCGTCGCACCAGGCGCGCGTACTGTTGGAGCGCGGCCTGGTGATGTCATTCCCCAAGCTGCACAGCCCGTCGTTGGGTCGAAGGGTGACCCCTCCCGCGAGGCGGGCTCTATTACGTCTTGGTCGTATTCTCGAACGCCAACAGGGGGATTGGAAATTGTACCCTCTAATGATGTTAAAAATCGTATTGAGGATTCACCAATGGAGCTTGTATGGATGCTCAAAAACGGTATTGTAAATAACTTGGGAATGGTCCCGCCGCCATCGGCTAAGGAATTTCCGCTACCGAAGGGTTACACTAGATGGAAGTGGAATATGCTGATGCAGGAATATCAACCAGCGAGGTAGTGTTATGGCATTTCGTCGTCGTCGTCGTTCTCGTTCTCGTGGCCGTCGTGGGTACGGTCGTAAGTTTAAGAGGCGGACAAGGCTTTTCCGTCGTGCCGGTCAGAGAATGTGATGCTGTGCAAGAATCCATATCAGGGCATTTTTGGTTGCGGACAATGTGATCCCTGCAGGTTTGCTAAGCGCCGTCTCTGGACGCATCGCATAATGTTAGAGACCCTGGTGCATCCGGGGTCTCTTTTTGTTACGTTGACCTATGACGATGCTCATCTGCCGTACAATGATGAGTTTCAGCCGGTGGTGGTTCCACGGCATCTGCAATTGTTCATGAAGCGGTTAAGAAGGCGTCTAGCGCCTAGGTGTGTTCGCTATTTTGGAGTAGGTGAGTATGGAGATAAAACCTACAGACCACATTACCACGTTGCAATCTTTGGGGTCGATTTGGCTGATAGAGTTCACATCGATGAATCGTGGGATAACGGTCTTACGCATGTCGGAGAGCTTAACTTTGCCTCAGCGGCGTATGTTGCAGGATATGTTACGAAGAAGC